GCGGTCGGTGAATGTATTCATCCCTCTTTCCTCCTGATCGCCCCGCACGATCGCGGGGCGGGAACGGTGGCGTTCCGGGAGGCGGTGCGCCGCGGCGCACCGCCCGGCCGCAACGTCACAAATAGCTGGTCCAGGTGTGATGATCGGGCTTGGCCGGGTCATGGGCGGCGTGCTTGCCGATGACGGTGCTGACGCCGAAGCATTTCACGGCCGGCTGCAAGGTGCGCTTGCCGGTGAGAGCATCGCCCAAGTCGATCAAGGTCTGCGTGCCTTCATCCGGATCACCGACCCACCACTTGCCATCCTTCCAAACGTAGGTGAATTCGGTGCCGCTATCCTCCGGCCACACCGCCTGCAGGGTGTCGCCGGTGGTGCCGGCCACGTCCTTTTCGCCGCGGTCGCGGCCGTAGTAGACGCAATAGCCCTTGACCCGCTTGTCGAAGCTGTGGCCCTTCGGCTTGCTGCAGTCCTTTTCCAGCGATGACATGTCGCCGGGCGCGACCAGCTGCTCCGCCTGTTTTTGCGACGTGTAGTGATCGAACAGGATGCGGCCGTTGTGCGCCAGATAGCCATCCCAATGGCAGTAGATTCGCTTCCACGTGCCGTTCCCCAGCTGCACGATGATATCGGACCTTGTACCCATGACTGAGACCTCCAAAACGTCCCCGCACGATCGCGGGCGACGGGAACACTGGCGTTCCGGGAGTGGCCGGGCTGCGCCGGCCACCGGCCGCAACGTCAATGAATTGACTTGAGCATGGCATCGAGCACGGCTTGGCCTTTGCCGGAACCGCCGCTCTCGATCATGAGTCGATAACCCAGGCGCTCGATTGAGCGCAGCACGCGAGGCGTTAGCGTCGTGGTCCCGGCAATCTCGGCAAACTGCTTTGCCTCATAGCCAATGGGGTAGACTTTCCATTCGCCATAGACGCTGCGCAGCTCGATCATGCAGACCGGAAGTGTCGTGGTTCTGGCTTGGGTGATTGTCATCTTGTCGTCTCCTACCCGGTGATCCCGGAATACCGCGCAATCGCGGCTGTGGAGCGCGCTTCGCTCCTGAGAATTGTCTAGCACAGGACGCGTCTGCATGCACCAACAAAGTGAGGAAAAGCGTGCAATATCATTCTTTTGTTGGGTGTTAGGACGCGCGTTGCGGCGTGCTTATGCTATGCGAGTCGCGGTGCGGGGCATGGCATTCTCTATTTGTCAAACGCCTGTTGTCCCCCCAACGGCGGTTTGACAGGGTGAGCACTTTCCCCCTTCCCTACGCGCATTCCAATCTAACCTGCCCGACCTATCGCCGCCCTGGCGGACGCTTGAGTCCTGCAGCCACGAGGTGCGTGTCATGTGACGCAACACCTTGCGCGCCGGCGGCGTGCAGTCGAGTGCTCGAGCGCGAGCTCGTGCACCTGGCGCGCGCGAGCCCGCGAGCAGCTGCCCATGAAATCGTAGGGACCGTATCCGCCCCCACAGGCCTGCGAGGCCGCCGCCGCGCGGGATATCGGTCGCTGGCAGGGTCTCTTAGGGGGTACCTCCGCCAAAAATCGGGAAAAATCGCGCTGCGAGGCAAATTCGTACTCGAAGCGCGAGCAAGGACGCGTCGATGGGCGTGAAGATCCAGATCGCGGTGAACCGGGCGGCGGGAATCGGCACTTTCGTGCAGCGCCTGGATTCTCCGGCGATGCGGCTGGCCGCCGCGCGCGGCTTGAACGAACACATCCGCGTGCAGGAAAAAGATTCCGTCGCCACCGTCGCCGCGGGGACGAAGATTCCAGCGAGCCGGGTGGCGCGCATTTCGAAAGTGCGCCTCGCCTCGCCGGCCGGCGCGATGGACGCCGCGGTGGTGTTCACCGATCAGGCGATCCCGCTCGGCGAATTCACCTACCGCGCCTGGTCACGCGGCATGCTCGGCGCCCGCGCCGGCGATTGGCGCGGTCAGACCTATCGCGGCGCCTTCACGATCGCGGCCTATGGCGGCCGCATCTACCGCCGCCGCGGCTCGCAGCGCGGACCGTTGCAGATGTTGTGGGGTCCGGTGCTGCCGAGCGAGCTGATGCGCCGCGACATGCCCAACTTGAAGGCGCGCGAGGCCTTCGCCGAGCGCGACCTCGAGCGCCGCGTCGTGAGCAACATGCTCCATGCTTTCGGGTTCTAAACGGACGTCGCGCAAGCCAGCAAAAAAAGCGCGCTCCAAAAAGCCCCAACGAACGAAACGACAACCGGCGAAGTCGCCAAAAGCTCATAAACCCTCGGTGGGCGAGCGGAAGGGGAAGCGGGCGGTGCCTTCGGGGCCGCCCGCGTCCGCCGCCCGCGTCGGGCTGGTGGAATCGCTGCCGGAGACGGCGAGCGGCGCCGAACTGGCGTCGCTGTTCAACATCACGCCGCGCTTCGTGCGCGATCTCGCCGAGCGCGGGATCCTAGTGCGGGCCGACGACAAGGGCGGCAAAGGCTTCGCGGTGCTGGCGTCGCTGCGCGCCTACATGGATCACCTGCGCCGGATGGCGGCGGGCCGGACGTCGGAAGGGCTCTCGCTCGCCGACGAGCGCGCCAAGACCGAGCAGCTCAAGCAGCAGGAATTGATCGACCGCAAGGCCGATCGCGATCGCAAGAACATCCCGCGCGAGGTCGTGCGCGAGGGCTGGACCCGGTTTGCCACCATCGTGCGCACGTCGTTCCTGTCGCTGCCGTCGAAAATCCGCGCCGCGGTGCCGCATCTCACCGCCCACGACACGGTGACGATCGGCGCCATCGTGCGCGAGCGGCTGGAGGATGCCGCCGCCGAGATCGAAGGCGGCGCGGTGCCTGGCGCGGTGTTGCCGTCGGAGTTGTCGGAATCTTAATTCATGGGCCGCCGCCTTTTCATCGGGCAGCGCGCGTTAGTTGGGCTCGGTGTTCAGAAAGATGACCTGCGGGGCTGTCCGCTGGGCGCGAGCCCAGTTCGTTTATCCGTTCAAGGTCATCGACCCGCGCAAGTTTCGAGTGAGCGGACGGACGAGGCTTTGGCCCGTGAGGCTGTGCTAGCGCCGTCGGCGTGGGAGAGTGAAATAATCTCCATTGTACCACGCCGCCACAGCCAAGCCGGGGTGGGAAGCGAGCGGTCCAGTCTCACTCGGATTTTTCCATGCACCCATCGGCTTGCCGACGGGGGTGCGCTGATGGAGGCCAGGGCTTTGCCTCTATCGAGACGGCGCCGCGATGCCCGCGGCGCGGTTTCCATTCAGTTCGGCGTCGCGATTGCTCGGCTCTCGGTCCCAGCCCCCTCCGAGAGTTTTGCAGTCGCGGCGTCGGAGTGTTCACGCGGGATGGCGCAGTCCGGTAGCGCGCATGGCTCATAACCTTGAGGTCGCCGGTTCAAATCCGGCTCCCGCAACCAGCTCGATCGAGAAGCGCAAGCAACACGCGTGGTCGGATCGCCATCCGGTCGATGAGCACACGACCGAGCGCGTGTGTTGGGACTGCAAGCTGATGAAGGTGACGCGGCACGAGGCGTGGCAGCACTGGACCGAGTGGTACGCTCCTGACGGCACCAGGATTCACTCCAAACTGACACCGCCGTGTCAGCCAATTTAATTCTGGGCGAGATCTTCCGCGACGTCGCTAAGGCACTGCGGCCGCCGCCGGTGCTGTCGTATTCGGCTTGGGCAGCAAAGGAATGGCGGCTGCCGGATTCTTCGGCGCAGCCGGGACGCTATCGGCCCTGGAAGCCGCAGCGGGAGATCCTCGACGCCATCGGCGACCCGACCATCGAATTCGTTGACGTCGTCAAGGGCACCCGCATCGGCTTCACCACCATGGTTTGCGCCGCGGTCGGCGCCGACATGGTGAACGACCCGTGCGCGGTCATCGTGCTGATGCCGACCGACGACGACGCCCGCGGGCTCGTGGTCGACGAAATCGATCCGGCCTTCGACGAAGTGCCGGCGCTGCGCGGGCTGATGCCAGGCGGCCGCTACGATTCCCGCAACACGCTGACGCAACGCTACCTCCCGAGCGGCGGATCGCTGAAAGTGCTGGCCGCGCGCTCACCGCGCAACCTGCGCCGCCACACGGCCAAGAAGATCTACGGCGACGAGGTCGACGCCATGGAGCTCACCCGCGAGGGTGACCCCATCAAGCTCGGCATCAAGCGCACCGACAGCTACGCCGACCGCAAAGGCGTGTTCGGATCGTCGCCGACCGAGGACGTCGTCTCGATCATCGTGCGGCGCTACAACGAGAGCGACCAGCGCGTCTTCGAGTGGCCGTGCCCGCTCTGCGGCGTGTTCTTCGAGCCGCAGTGGCAGCACATCGAATGGCCGGACGGCAAGCCGGAGCTGGCTGTCTGCCGCTGTCCGCACTGCAAGGAGCCGATTGAGGAGCGTCACAAGCCGGCGATGATCGAGGCCGGATCGTTCCGCATCACCAAGCCGGAAGTGAAAGGACACGCGGGCTTCCGCTTCCCGACGCTGATCTCGCTGCAGCCGAAGGCAACGTGGGGCATCCTGGCGCAAGAGTATCTGGAAGCGCAGCGCGCCGGCACCGCCTATCTGAAGGTCTTCTACAACACCGTGCTGGCGCTGCCGTGGTCGTCGGCGCTCGAGCATGTCGACGAGCACGCGCTGATGGCGCGAGCGGAAAAGTTCGGCGTTGCCTGGGACGAAGAGAAGTCGCGGTGGCGCGAGGACATCCCGCCCGACGTGCTCTACATCACCGTCGGTTGCGACGTGCAGCCGGATCGTTTCGAATGCACGCTGTGGGGCTGGTCGCGCACCGAGAACTTCGTGCTCGGTCACCACATCATTCGCGGCCCCACCAACCTGGAGACGACCTGGGCCGAGCTCGACGCCTTCCTGTCGACGACGTGGAAGCATCCTCTCGGCAACCGCATCGGCATTGAGGCCGCCGCGGTCGACAGCGGTGACGGCAACCGCACCCAGCAGGTCTACGATTTCTGCGGTCCGCGCGCGGCGCGCCGCATCGTCGCCATCAAGGGCGCCGGCGGTCCGCGGCCGACGATCGAACGCTCGAAGGCCAAGCGCAAGAAATATGCCGATGCCACCGTCTACATCGTCGGCACCGACCAGGGAAAGCAGGACATCCTCACGCTTCTATCGATCGAGCGTGGGCAATTGGGCGCGATCCGCTTCTCGGAGACGCTCGACAACGAATGGTTCGTGCAATTCACCTCAGAGCGGCGCGTGCTCGTGGTCTTGCGTGGTCGCCCGAAGGTGGAATGGCATCGCATCCCCGGCCGGCAGGCGGAAGCGCTCGACGCGTCGGTTTATGCCCGCGCCGTGCGCCACATCTGCCGCTTCGACAATGACCGCCGCGAGGCCGAGCTCACCGCCGGCTTCGATCCGCCGAAGGGCAACTTGAAAAAGATCGTCGGGCGGCTGCATGGCAACAACTAGCGTCCCTCTTGTCCCGCGCACCCGCGTCGAGCCGCGCTTCGAGAGTCGGCCGACGCCGAGCGCGGCCTATTTTCGCAACGACAAGTCGCCGTTCCTGTTCGGATGGCGGCCGGTGCTGCGCGAGCACTCGGAAGACGTGCGCGCCGCCTGGCCGCTGGCTGCCGCGCGGATGGGCGAGCAGATCCAGAATTCCGGCATGATCGCCGGCATTGTCGAGCACTCGGTCGCGTCCGTGGTCGGGCCGAAGCTCACGCTGTCGCTGGCGCCCGACGCCAAGGCGCTCGGCTGGAGCGAGGAGCGCGCCACGGAATGGGGCGAAGACGTCGAGAACCGCTTCAATTCCTGGGCTAACAACCCGCGCGCCTGCGATGCCGGCGGCCGCATGACGCTCGGGCAGATGAAGCAGCTCGGTTACGCGTCCTGGATGGTGTTCGGCGAGGTGCTGGCGGCGCTGCCGATGATCAAGCGCCCGGGCGTCCCTGGCATGACCAAGGTGCTGATGCTGCCGCCGACGCGGCTCTCGCAGAAAAATTTGCCGTACGAGCGCGTGGTGCAGGGCGTCAAGGTCGACGGCTGGAGCGCGCCGGTCTCCTACTTCATCGAGCGCACCAATCCTTACGGCTTCAAAGACGACGTGGAAATCCAGGCGACCGACGCCGACGGCCGCCGCAATATCGTGCATGTGTTCGAGCCGTCGCTCGGCGCCACGCGCGGTATTTCCTCGCTGGCGCCCGTGCTCAAGACCACGCGGCAGATCGACCAGTCGTTCGACGCCACCGTGACGACGTCGCTGCTGCAGACCATCTTCGCCGCCTCGATCAAGAGCAACCTCACCGGGCAGACCGCGTTCGAGGGTATGCTGACCGAGCGCGACCAGGGCAAGGGCAATATGCTCGAAGCGTTCGGCGAGCTCAAAGGCGACTGGTACGACGGCGCCAAGATCGACTTTTCGCAACATGGCCGCATCGCGCATCTGTTTCCGAACGACGAGCTGCAGTTTCACACTAACAATCATCCGGCCGCGACTTTCGACCCGCTGATGGCCTGGCTCTATCGCGAGCTGGCGCGCTGCGCCGGCGTCACCTACGAGAGCGCCACCGGCGATTACCGCAATTCCTCCTACTCGGCCTCGCGCATGGGCATCGAGATGGAATACGGCATCGCCGAAAAGCGCCGCGCCAACGTGCCGGTGCCGTTCGGCGACGCGGTCCTCGATACCTGGCTCGAGGAGGAGGTTGGCACCGGCCGCATCGAATTTCCGGGCGGGCTCGAGGCGTTTTTCGTGCAGAAGGAGTTCGCGACCGCGCATAGCTGGCAAGGGCCGGCGAAGCCGCAGGCCGACGATCTCAAGACCGCCCGCGCCGAGGAGACCAAAAAGGCGATCGGCATCGGCAATCTCGCCACCATGAATGCCGGCTACGGCATCAACTGGCGCGACAACATGGAACAGCGCGCCCGCGAGCGGAAATATGCGCTCAAGCTCGGGCTGCCGGATCCGTATCCCCCGGAGCCGCCGCCGAGCGCCGGCAACAAGGACGGCGGCGATCCGAAGGATGAGCCGCAGCGCAAGTCGCAAGAGGCCGCGTGATGCCGATCGACTTTGAGGCGCTGTTCGGCGGCGATACCTACGACCCGTGCGCGGCGCTGCGCGCGCTGCGCCCGGCCTACATGGCGCTGCTCACCGGCGGCGTCGAGCAGACGGTCAAGTTCCGCGACCGCGAGACCACCTGGAGCAAGACCGATCTCACCGCTTTCGGCGCGCTGATCAAGCAGCTCGAGGCCGACTGCCCGGCCGCCAATCCGAGCGGCACGCCGCGCCGTTTCGCCATCACCGCCGGCACGAGGCGCGATCGGGGTGGCCCCTTCGGCGTCGGCAGCTGTTGAAAGAACATCGAACATGACGATCCTGGCGCGCCTCGCTGATCGCGTGATCGGCGTGCCTCTGTTGCTGCATCCGGCCAAAGCCGAAGTGCTGCTCGCCGTGCTTGGCGGGCGCATTGCGGTCGACATGGCGCTGCCTGACGATCTTGCCGACCTGTCGCCGGAGGCGTCGCGCTTCATCGGCTCACAACGTCGTCCGGACGGCGGTTACCGGCTTACCCGCGCCGCGGGTGGCGTCGGCATCGTCACGGTCGCCGGCGGGCTGGTGAATCGCGGTGCCTGGATCGATGCCCGCTCCGGCCTGGTGTCGTATGAGGGCATCGACGCGCAGATGAGCGATGCCGACAGGGATCCCGACGTCAAGGCGGTCGTGCTCGACCTATCCACACCGGGCGGGGAGGCCGCCGGCATGTTCGGGACCGCCGCGAAGATCCGCGACGTGGCCCAGCGCAAGCCGGTGATCGCCTTCGTCAACGACATGGCGATGAGCGCGGGCTACGGCCTCGCCAGCGCCTGCACTGAGATCGTGATCTCGCCGACGTCGTCGGTCGGTCACATCGGCTCGATCCTAATGCATCTCGATCGCACGACCGAGATGAACCAGAAGGGCATCAAGCCGACGCTGGTGTTCAATCAGAAGCACAAGCCGGACGGTCATCCCTTGCAGACGATGACGCCCGACATCCATGCGGAATTGCTGCGGATCGTGACGGCCTTCGACGAGCGCTTCTTCGAGACCGTCGGTCTCGGCCGTCCCGCGCTCGGCGCAGCCGGTGCCAAGGCCACCGAGGCCCGCATCTACATCGGCGCCGAAGCCATCAAAGCCGGCCTCGCCGATCGCATCGCAACGCTCGACGAAACTCTCGCCGCGCTGGCGCAGGGCAAAGGGCCCCGCCGGCGCACCACCACTGGAGGACCCAGCATGACCAACGAACAACGCGTCGCCGCCATCACCGGTGCGCCGGAAGCCAAGGGCCGTGAGTCACTCGCGGCGCACCTCGCCAACAACACTACGCTGTCGGCCGAGGACGCGATCGCGACGCTCAAGACGACGCCGGTCGCGGCCGCCGCGCCGCCTACTCCGCCGACTCCTCCGACTCCGCCGGCACTGCCCGCAGGCCAGCAGGATGCCGGTGCGACGCGCATCAAGACGATTCTCAACGCGCCGGAGGCCAAGGGCCGCGAGGCGATGGCGCAACATCTGGCGCTCAACACCGAGATGTCCGCCGCCGACGCGATCGCAACGCTCAAGGTCTCGCCGGCCGCGAGCGCAGCGGCCGGATATGAGCAGCGCAAAGAAGATGCCGGCGCGCTCGGCCTCGGCAATCACACGCCGCCCGCGAAAACCGGCGCGGCGTCGTGGAGTTCGTCGGTCGCCAAGGTCAACGCCCGCGTCAGCGATCCGGCGGCACGCACGGGCGTCTGACGCGCACACCTCCCCCTTCCGCCGTCGGTCTGAGACCTGAGACGCGCGGTCACCCGGTCATTTGACGGAGATCCACCATGACCGTTTTCACCGAGACCCGGCACCCGGGTGAAGCCATCATCCACGAGGCCAACGGCAATCGTTCGCGCGAAGCCGTGACCATTCCCGGCGCGGTCGACGTCAATGCCAACCAGATCCTCGGTCTGCTGGAGCCCGACACGGATGCCGTGGCGGTCGGGCCGGCAACCTTTGTCGGCACCGGCAACGGCGTTCTCACGCTGGCGACCCCGGCCTATAGCGGCACCGTCAAGGAGGGCAGCTACAAGGCTACCCTGGTGACCGACGGCGCCAATGCCGGGCAATTCGCGGTGACACGTCCGGATGGCACGGTCGACGGCTATGCCCGGGTCGGCGTCGCTTACAACAAGCAGGTCAAGTTCACGATCGCCGACGGCGCCACCGATTTCGTCGCCGGCGACGAGTTCACCATCCCGGTGACGATCGGCAACCCGGCCGGCGTCGGCGGCTACCTGCCGCTCGACCTCACGGCCACCAACGGCGTGCAGAACGCCGCCGCGATGGCGATCTATCCGCTCGCCGCCACCGATACCGACCGCAAGATCGCCGCCATCACCGACGACGCGGTGCTCAACGGCAACTGCCTGGGATGGCCGGCCGGCATCACCGCCGACCAGAAGGCAGCCGCCATCCTGCAACTGCGCGAGCACGGCATCAAAGTCCGCTGACGCCGCCGAAACCCGCAAACCCTACCCCACTGAGGGGCGGCGGCCACGCCGCGATAGAGGACCCTGCCATGCTCGACATCTTCAAGGCCGATCCGTTCCAGATCGTCCCGCTCACCGACGCCATCAACCAGATCAAGTTCGTGCCCGGCCGCCTCGCGCAGCTCGGCATCTTTCAGGCGACGCGGGTGCGCTCGCTGTCGGTGGCGATCGAGCGCAAGGGATCGCAACTGATCCTGGTGCCGCCGTCCCCGCGCGGCGCGCCCGGCACCACAGTGGACAAGGGCAAGCGCTCGATGCTCGACGTGCGGGTGCCGCATTTCGAGATCAACGACGCGGTGATCGCCGACGAAGTGCAGGGCGTTCGCGCCTTCGGCACCGAGACCGAGCTCGAGAGCGTGATGGACAAGATCGCCGAGCGATCCGGCGAGCATTCGCAGTCGATGGCGGCCACGACGGAGTATTCGCAGATCGGCGCCATCAAGGGCGTCGTCACCTATGCACCCGACAAAGACGGCGTCACCCAGGAACTCAACCTGTTCACCACCTTCGGCGTGTCGCAGATTGCCGAGCAGGCGATGGACCTGGGCCAGGCCAATATCGACAACGGCCCGCTGCGCAAGAAGTCCGCGGGGCTCAAACGCCTGATCGGGCGGGAGCTCGACGGCATTCCCTTCACCGGCAAGCTGCGCGGGTTCTGCGGCGACAACTTCTTTGACGACCTGCTCGGCAACAAAGAGGTGCGTGAAACCTACAAGGGCTGGACCCAGGCGCAGATCCTGCGCGAGGGCTATATCGAGGCCGACGGCAAGAGCTGGGGCGCCTTCGAGTTCTCAGACGTCATCTGGGAGAACTACCGCGGCACCGTCAGCGACGTGAAGGGCGACATGCACGACTATGTCGAGAGCGACAAGGCCTACATCATTCCGGAGGGCGTGCCCGGCCTGTTCCGCACCTATTGGGCACCGGCCGACTACAACGAGACCGTCAACACGCTGGGCAAGAGGCTGTACGGCAAGATCTACGACATGCCGAACGGCAAGGGCACCAATCTCGACGTGCAGATGAACGAGCTCAACATCTGCACCCGCCCGCGCGTGCTGCTCAAGGCCAAGCGTCAAGCCTGATGAGCCGCTTCGCCGCCCGCCTCGCCCGCATGGAGGCGGCGGTCAATGCCGAGCACGGCGAGCGGGTGACGGTCGAGCCGCGGCTGGCGGGCGAGTTTCTGGCCGGCGGCGCAGATCCAGACCGGCCGGCCTACGATGGTGTGGCGATCTTCGATCTCAATCCGATCGCGCCGATGATGCACCGGCAATCCAACATCGCCGGCTCCAGCACCGGCGCAGGCGCGCAGCTCGCTGGCGGGTTGGTCGAGTTTTCCTTCGTCATCGCCACGCTGCCGCCGCTGCGTACGCTGTGGCCGCGCCAGGGCGACCGCATCGTGCGGCTCCTGGACGGCGCGCGCTATCTGGTGGCGGAAGCGGATTCCGACGGCAGCCGCTGGAACGCGCGCTGCAGCCCGGAGAAGGCAGGATCATGAGCCTGATCGCCTTCGCGTTGCGCCTGATCGTCACTCGCGCGCTGACCGGAAAGACCTTCGCCGGGTCGCGCGTGCTCAATGCGCCGGTCGAGCCGCTCGACGACGTGCTGGCCGAGGGCGCAGCGGCGCTGCCGCTGATCGCGGTGTTCACCGGCACCAGCAGCCACGAAGGCGAAGGCCGCGACCTGCTCGCAGGCCTGCGCACCGTGCTGCTGACGGTGCAGATCTTCATTCCGCCGCGCGCCGAGGTGGATATCGGCGGGCCTTCGCCGCTCGCTTTCGAAGCGCGCGGGGCCGGCGCCGCGGCGCTGATTGATTTAACCTGGCGGCAGTGCACCGCCGCGCTGGTGCGCGACACGACCGATCCGGCCAATCCGTGGCCGCGGCTGTTCGCCGAGTTTGTGCCGGGCATCGAGAAGATTACGTCGACGCCACTCCTGTACGAAGACTCGCGCCAGGAAAAGCGGCTGCGGGTGCCGGCGGTGGAATACGATCTCGACTGCCGCATCATGGCGGAGCCGATGTTCGGCGTGCCGCTGGCAAACCACTGGCTGCGGCTCGACGCCGCGATGCGGGCGGAACCGGGACTGACCCCGCTCGCCGACCTGATCAAGGGCATGATCGAGCAGCCCGACGACATGCCGGGCTGGCGGCAGGCGCAGGCGGCGCTGGCGCTGTCCGATGACGCGATCCGCGCATCGGGCCTGGCGCCGCAAGACGACACCGCCACCGGCGAGGCCGCGCTGCTCGGCGGCGAGGATGGCGACGCGGGCGCGCTCACGATCGACCCGGCCGATCTCACCATCGTGCCGCCCGCCGGACCATGAGCGCGTTCAACGAGCTGGTGGTGCGGGTGGCCGAGCTCGAGCGCCGCATGTCGCGCACCAAGCTGCGCGGTGCGGTGACCGACGTCGACGCGCAGAAGCACCGTATCCGCGTGCGCATCGGCGGCACCGACGACGAGCCGATGAAGTCGCCGTGGATTCCGTACGCGCAGATCGCCGGCGCGCTGAAATTGCATTCGGTGCCTTCGGTCGGGCAGCAGATGGACGTCTACGCGCCCGATGGCGTGCCGGAACAAGCGCTGGCCATCCCGATGACGTGGTCGGATGAGAACCCGTCGCCGAGCCAGAACAAAGACGAGCACGTGCTGACCTTCGGGTCGGTGCGCATCACGCTCACGGCCGACAAGCTCTCGGCCAAGGTCGGCGAGAGCGAAGTCGAGATCAAGAGCGGCGCGATCAACGTGGTGTCGCAGAAAATCTTCAACGCTGTCGGCGGCGGCGGCAAGGTGTTTATCGGCGTTTCCAACAAAGACCAGGAAGAGGGCGACCCGGCGACCAGCGAGGCTGGCTCGGTGCCGCGCGTGCACCTCAAGACCGAAGGCGAGAGCGTCTACGCGACCGCGTCCGGCGTGGCTGCAGCCATCGAGGCCGCCACCGGCGGCGGTGGTGATGGCGGCGGCGGCGGCGACTGAGCACCGATCGAGGCAAATATGCGCAATCTCTACGACATCACGGACCGGGCCGGCGATTACGTCGCCGGCTACAGGCGCAAGCCGGGCCAGGTACAGATCCTGTTAACCGACGCGGAAGCCGAGCACCCACTGCGTGTCGGCGAGATCAAGGAGCCACCCTCCGCGGCCCCCACCCCCGACCCCTCCCCACAAGGGGGAGAGGAGAAGCCGCTGCCGCGGCGGACACGACACCGCCGACTTCCGCACGCGTGAATTGATGGCCTCGCTCGGGACCGATGCGGCGACTGGCAAGCCGCTCGCCGACTTCGATCACGTTGTGCAGTCGATCGGCATCATCCTCACGACCGGCATCGGCGAACGGGTGATGCGGGAATGGTTCGGCTATCCCGGCCTCGCGCTCCTCGGCGAGCTCGCCAATGAGCAGACCATCCTGCGGTTCTGGAATGCGGTGGTGACGGCGCTGACGGTGCTGCAGGTCAACGGCCTGCCGACCGAGCCGCGCTTTCGCATCGTCAAGATCAACAGCACCAGGATCGACCGCTCCGGCCTCTATGAGGTGCAGGTCGAGGGCGACTACATGCCGCGCGGGCATCTCGGCGACTTCACGGTCGACAGCCGCCGCAGCATGCGGGTGATCGACGGCGACAAAGGCCTGCGGGCGACCGCGTGAAGGCCACGTAGATAGGTCCCCATGAGATTTGTCGCCATCGACCTGTCGCAGCTGCCGCCGCCGCAGCTGATCGATATCATCAGCTTCGAGGCCGTGCTGGCCGCCGCCAAGAGCTACGTGCAGGACGTGTGGGCGGTGCTGCGCGCGCGCCGTCCGGATCTGCCGGCGCTCGACACGCTCGACCTCGAGAGCGAGCCGATCGCCATCGTGCTGCAGGCGCTGGCCTACCGCGAGACCCTGCTGCGGGCGCTGGTCAACGACAAAGCGCGGGCGGTGCTGCTGGCCTATGCGGTCGGCACCGATCTCGACCATCTCGGCGCTTTCTACGGCGTGCAGCGTATGGCCGCCGGCAGCGTCGTCGAGGACGATACGCGGCTGCGCCAGCGCATCCAGCTCGCGCCGGAAGCCTTTTCGACCGCCGGCGCGCGCGGGGCCTACGAATTCCATGCGCTCACGCTGTCGCTCGACATCGTCGACGCGCATGCGTTCTCGCCCGCCGACGGAAGGGTGACGGTGGTGCTGGCCGGCGCCGGCGGCGCCGACGTGTCTGATGCCGTCATGCTGCGCGTGATCGAGCGCTTCGCGCGCGAGGACACGGTGCCGCTGACCGACATCGTCACGGTGGTGCGGGCCGCCGTGGTGATCGTGCCGGTGACGGCGCAACTGTTCATTCCGCGCGGACCCGATCCGATGCTGATCAAGACCGCGTCCGAGACGGCGATCAGCGCGCACATGGCGCAGCGCTACCGCATCGGCTCGGAGGTGTTTCGCGCCGGACTGATTGCCGCCGCCAAAGTGGCGGGCGTCGACAACGTCATCCTGGGCGATCCTGTTGCCGACGTCGTGTGCGGCGACACCGAAATCGCAACGCGCGGCGCGCTGACCGTCACCACCACCATCATCTGACGAGACCAGCATGGCCGTGACCTACGCGATGTCGATCAAGACCCGCCGCATGCAGGCGGTGGTGGACGACATCGGCAACGGCGCCGTGCTGGAAATCGGCAACGCCGGCTTTGCGGCGGTGCTGGCGGCGATTCCGCTGGCGAGCCCGTGCGGGACGGTGACCGACGACGTGCTGACATTCACGATGCCGGAGACCGACACCGATGCCGACGCCACCGGCACGGCGGCGGCCGCGCGCATCAAGAGCGCAATTGGCATCGTCAAAGTGTCGGGCTTGACGGTGGGTGTCGACGGCTCCGGCGCCGCGATCATCATGAATTCGGTCGCCATCCAGCAGCACGCCGCGGTGGGCATCACGTCGGCCGCCTTCCGGCACGCCACCTGACCGCGCGAACAGTCGAGGGACAACGCCATGGCCTCACGCTTCTGGGTTGGTGGGACGGGAACCTGGGATGCTTCCGACACCACGCATTGGGCTGCCACGTCAGGCGGGGCGGGGGGACAATCT